ATCCAGAGTTTGGTACTTATGATGATTTAGTAGATAGCTATAAGCAGTCTCCCAACAGAACGATTAACTTTGCAAATGGTTCGAGAATCAAGGCGTTTACCACTGGTTCAGCTGGAGCTGCATCAATCAGGGGACAAAGAGCTGACCTAATCGTTATTGACGAAATAGACTATATAACAGCAAAAGATTTTAATTCTATTATTGCTATTTTGGCTGATAAACCACATACAGAATTATGGACCGCATCTACACCAGATGGTGAAAAGCAACTATATAAGTTATCTAAAAATAAAAGATATAAGGAATTTCACTTTCCTTCATTTGTATTACCTCACTACAATGATGAACTTGATTCTGAATTCAGAGAGGCAACGGACGAAACTGGTTTCGTTCAAGAGATTATTGCAGAGTTTGGTACTTCTAAACATGGCGTATTCCAGAAATACTATGTTGATGCATGTACAGCATTAAAACTTGAAGTAACAGCAGAGGAGATACTTGCACAAAGAAATGAATGGATTGTAACAATGGGCTGTGACTAGAATCACGACAAGGTTGGAACACGTATTCTTGCCTTAGCTTTTAATAAGGCTAAAAGAGTATTTGCCATTGCAGAAAAAGCCACTGTGTCCAAAGAAGGATGGACACAAACAATGGCTATGCAAAAAATCATAGACTTAAATAGAAAATGGAATTTTGAACACTTATATGTTGATAGAGGATTTGGCTCTACACAAATTGAAATATTAACCAAATATGGATTTGATAATTTTGGGATATTGCCAATTGGCCATCCCGACTTAAAGTTGTCAGAATTAAAAGCTATTGATTTTAACTCCAATGTTGAAATCCCAGATCCATATACTGGTAATCCAATTAAAAAACATATGAAGCCTTTTATGGTTAACAATCTAAATAAGATCATCGAAAAGAAGATGATTAAATTTCATCCACGAGTAGATGCAAAACTTATAGAGCAGTTAAAGGGTTATGAGGAAAAGCGAGGCGTAACTGGAAGACCAACTTATAAAGCTGCATCGGAATCAGTTGGAGACCATGACTTAGATGCCCTAATGTTGGCTGCATTAGCATTCAACTTAGAATACTCTGACTTACTAAATCATGGCACACTGCAGATGATTACCGTACAAAGGCAGCAAAATGCAGAGCCGCTTGAGAGATTTACAGACATTGCAGCTGGTAGAGTTAAAAGTTTGAGGCCAAAATCAAGAGATATCTTGTTTAATAGGCTACAAGGCATATATAATACAGAGTCCAATAGCGACAGTAGTCTATCGAGAAAGACTGGCATGAGAGCGAGATTAAAACAAGGTGTATTCAGAAGAGCTAGATTTTAAATGATTAGATATGCAAATCAACCAACAGATACTATTACCAACACAACTAGCTTGTCACAGCTTGCTGGTTTGTGTTATTACGACCCAACAGACGAAACTCTAAAAGAGTTAAGTGCTGTTCCAACTCATTTAATGTCCGTTAACCCATACGAGACAGTTATGAGAAAATATTACCTTGTTGTTCAGTCAACACTAAGTACAGTTGCAATCAGATTAACAGATACAACAAACCTTGGTGTTTATTCTGCCAAAGTAATTATAAGCGACATACAACCAACATTGTCTTTGTTCGCCACACTTGGTTCTTTTAATAATTATGTTATTAGCAATCCAACTGCGTACACATTGATACCAGTATGGATACTACTTGAGTCAACTAGTCCAATGTCAGTAATTAATTCTTTAGAGATTGAGATTGAATATGAGTGATATTGATGTATCTGAACTAGTAGAATTTCAGCGACAGATTTATGACAAGGTAAAAGACACCGTTGTTGAATATGATAAAACAGCAAATCAGGATGTATATGAGTCTATCTTAAAGATATTTGGCGAAGATATTCCTGATAACCACATTACACTAGACATGTTAATTACGTGTCTAGAGATTGTTAAGAAGGCTTCTGCAGACAAAGCAGATACAGTATTAAATAGATTTTCATTATGACAATACCATTTAGTAGCGGAACAAATTCACAGGGCGCAGAGCAAAAAAGAGCTGACCTCTATATGAGGTTGTATAAGTACGCTGCTGAAGATTTTGTATCTACTAAAGATTTTACAATATTTGAAGCAAAATTATACGCATGGATGCAATCCATTGAAATTAAACTACAAAGGCTGTTCACCGTTGTGTCCAATCACACGCATCCGTTGATTCCGCACAAGCATGACATACTGCCACACTTTCACACTAGCTCTGCACCAGGCAACCCAACAAGTCCCAATATACCTTTGTTTCCAAATCCAAATGGTTTGTTTACAGAGTTAAGTAAGCCATATATTGTAGCCAGACCAGTACAGTCATCTCAATTACTATGGGGACTTGGTAATGTTCCTAAGTATGTAGACACAACTGGAACGATTCCAAATCTAATAGGAAATAATGTTACACTGTCTAGCAAAATAGGTGTTGGAGAAGATTCAACACCGCATCTTAGAAGAACAGCCATTATACCAATACTACTAAAACCTAATGTTCCAGAATATGTGCAAAGCTTAATATGACAATAACATCAGATACAAATATAACAGAAGAGCTGCTGTATGCAGCTCAGAAAATAGTTTCCTTCTATGGAGACACATTGCAGTCTAAAATGTGTTTGGTTCAAGTTCCAATATCTGCATTACTTGAGGCACAAGAATATATAGATAGAGCAGCAGTATATAATGACGCAGATAAGATTAATGGCAAGTCGATTGATGAGCTACAAAAAGATTTAAATAAATTCGCAGAGACACCTATTGCAGCTGCAATCAGAAATAGATCAAGACAGCATTGTTTTAATTGTAAATTAGAATTCCCTAAAATTAACGGAAAGCTTTTCAAAGATGGATTGCTTAGCGATATATCTGCATTTTTAAAGAATGGCAATAATCTCTTCAAGAGGGGGTCATTTAATGCAGCATTACCAAACTTGGTACTGCTATTGTCATTCTTATGTTTGCCAGACCTAACAAAGTTATTAGCACTACTGTTGGCAAGACTATCTATATTATTGTCTGTTATCAATCTTGGCAACTTTAACTTAGCTGGCTTTATAATGGCAATTATTGGAAAAATACTAAGTAAGTTATTTAGCTTTCTAAACGCAATGATCGAAATAGGGATGTCTCCTATACTTTGTATATTTGAAGCATTGAAGACATTTACAGAACTTGTACCAGCAGCGGTAAAAGACATAGAAGACTTTGGTAACAATGCGATATCAAAATCAGCAGCTGGTGCAAAATATATGAAGATTCCAGTTGGTAACTGGGAGGGTAATAGCTCTGCATTCAATGCGTTTAGCGGCGCAATGGAGAATATTGGGTCACAAATTCCAAAAACAAATCCAATAGATGTTAAAAGCATAAAAGAACAATTTGCCGTAGTTGACACTATATTGCAGGAATCAATAAATAGTATGTCTGACCAAGTGCAAAACTTACTTGGATTAAAAACATATTTTGAGTGCGAAGCCAAAAGAAATGGCACATCGTTTGCCACACAAATTGAAGGCATCATGAATTTGATAGGGCTTATAAACCTCATTAAACAAATAATAAAGCGCAAGTCAGAAAATATAGCGTATGCACAATATACTGGCGCAACTGTACCATCCAGAGATTTTACAATTGACGACATAGCGACTGTAATATCCAACACAATCAATCAAGAAGTAAGTATTGCATCTGCTGATAACACAGACATAGGTATTGTAATAGGTAAGAGCCAGATTCCAAATGTAGATAACATGGATATCTTTAAATGTAATATGATAGACTTCATAAACAATAGTGACTACAATCAGATAATTAGCGATGCTGCAAATATAACCAACACATATGGTGATGGCTTAGAGCCATCTATTCCAAGAGTGTCATTAGATGATATATTTACAAATGGAGATTATACCTTTGTTCAAATCAACAGAGACAATATAAATAATGCAGCTGACGAAATAAAAGCAATTATCGACTATCTTGGAGCGGTATCAGTACCACAACAAGACCAATCAGTACCAATTGTTCCAACGAGTGTCAATACTGGAAAAATCAATATTGTAAATACACCAATAAATATTAAGGATATAGACATAGGTTCTATATCAACCAAGTTACATCAGTTGAGTTAAGATATGAGTGACATAGTAGTAACAACAAACTATTCATCCAAGATGAATCAAAATCCAAACATCATGGACAAGATTACGACATTTAAGGTTCGTAATCCAATGCTATCTTATTTTGCTCCATCGGCTGGCATAGATGGCTCTTATAGACCACATGCCTACGACCTATATGAGTACGGTCGCATTATGGATGTTGAATCATTTGTATGCAGAGCATTCCTTAAGAAAAGAACACTAATGTTCAAAGAGGGATATGATGTAATTTCAAATAACGAACAAAATGCAAAATATATAAAAAGAAGATTATCAGAGATTGCTTACGTTAGTGGACAAACCTTTGACGCACTAATACGCGAGACATCACATAACCTCGTTGTGTTCCATAACGCATATGTTGTCAAGGTCAGAAAATTAAACTCTTCATCTGGCAAAGTAAGAACAATTAATAGAACATCTGTTAATCCTATTGCAGCGTATTTTAATCTTCCACCAGAAAGCGTACAAGTTATGACTGATAAGTCTGGTACGCCAATCGCATATAGACAAAAAATACAAACTGGTAAATATGTTGAATATCCAGCAAGTGCAATATTGCACTTACATTATAATAAGCGTACTGGCTTTATAATGGGCACTCCTCCACTAGAACCAGTTAAAGATGATATTCTCGCATTGCGCAGAATAGAAGAGTCAATTGAAACGTTGATATATAAATCATTGTTTCCAATTATCCACGTTAAGGTTGGTAATGAAAAACAACCAGCTAAGAAGTTTATGGATGGCACATCTGAAGTTGAAATAGCTACATCTTATCTGGATAAGATGGAAGACGATGGTGGTATTGTTACATCTGAGAGAGTTGAAATCAAAGCTATTGGTGCTGAGTCATTGGCATTGCGTGTTGAATCTTATTTGAATCACTTTAAAGAAAGAGTATTTATTGGTCTCGGTATGTCTGGAATAGACTTTGGCGTTGGAGACTCTACTGGTAGAGCAACTGGTGAAGTATTGTCAGAGTCATTAAAAGAGTCAGTAATAGATTATCAATATACTGTAGAAGAGTTTATTACAGAGAAGTTATTTGCTGAGCTGTTATGTGAGTCTGGAAAATATCAATACGAATATATGATTAGTGAAGACGACAAAGTGTATTTCCAATTTAATGATTTGGATGTACCAGGTTTGATTAAGAAAGAATCACATCAGTTAAACAAAATGACTCAAGGTGCTCAAAGCATTAATGAGGCAAGAAAATCAATGGGACATAAACCTAAGTCTCCAGAAGAACTTAAGCAGATGGCTAGAGAGCTACAATACGATCCTAATCAAGAGCAAGCAGATAAAACTACAAGGCATGGTATTAATACATCTGCTAAGACTGCAGAGAATGCACAGAAGGCTTCTGCTGCAACAGCAAAAGCAGGACATAAAGCTGCACAAACTGTAACAACAAAAGTTAGTAAATCTAAGTCTAAAGCTGGTTCATCTAATTTGACAAAATCAATCACTAAGCCAGTAAATCAACATAATAATTCAATTCAAAACATTATTAACATTATTGATGGAGCAAACTCCTTTAAATATGGCAGACTATACAATATAATCACCGACGAAATACAATCTCTTGACGAAACTATTGACATTAATACAACAATCTGCGATAAACATATTGCAGATTGTATTACAACAATAGTAAAATATAGAAATTCATATAATAATGAC